CATGGATGAAGAAACATCTAGAAGAAACTATTAAAGGAGAAGATGAACTTACTATTAGAACCGAACTCAAAGGTGGTATGGGTAAGTACGGTAGGCTTCTTGGCTGGTTATATGTTGGCGAAAGCGAGGTATCGTTGAACGAACAGATGATTACCGAAGGGTATGCTTGGGAGTATGATGGTGGTACTAAGAAGAAAGACTTTGAAGAGTTGAGAGAGATAAGAAGAGCAAACGGTACACTTTCAAACGGATAGGATTAAAATGAAAAAATTTGTCGGAGATCAAATCAGTAGGTTCTTTAACTCAGGACAGTGGGCATTAAAGTTAATCTTTATTGTTGTACTTGCTGAACTAGGCATCGTTATGGGTGCTCTTGTCGGTTTAGCAGGGCCTCTTGATAAGAACGATAGTGACAACATCAAACACATACTGTCATTAGTTGCTACTAAATCATTCGCTTTATATGCTGCTGAAAAAGCAGGAGCAAAAGAAAAGTATCTAATTGAAAAAACATCAAATAAATAAGACAAAATAAGTCGTATATATAGAGAAGATATATGCAAGTTTAATTATGACTAAATTTTTACTCCCATTCGCCATCAAGATCATTGACGCAGCAGTGGACAAGATTCCAGATGATCTGGAAGACCAACTCAAGAAGTTTGTTATTGGATTACTTAAGAAAGCCGCAGCTAAATCAGGTAATAAAGTAGACGATCAACTAGTCGAAGCACTAGAGAAAGCACTACTTGAATAAATAAAACTAGAAAATAGTCTTAAATTGGAGAAAAGCCCATGCCTCTTTGGGGAGCAACAGACTCAGACGAGTCAAAGCCTAAGTTTCTGACCGACGAACAGAAGAAGTTAGTTTACGCTACCAAGTCTGGTTGGGTGTTAGAAAATGGTGCATTAACAGGTAACGATAATCCTAATGCAGATCCAGAAATTCTGGTTGCAATCGGAGAACTCGCTACAAGTATAGGAAGTGCAGACATTACCGAGATTGAGTTCATCACAACAGCATTTGATAAGTCAGATGGTGGAACACTACAGGTAAGAGTAAGATTCAACGAAGAAGTTGATGTAACAGGTACACCACAACTTACAGTTGTCAACGATACAAATGCCAATCACACATTGTCATATGCCTCAGGCACAGGCAGTAACGAATTGGTATTCTCACTCACAATTGCTGCTGGTAATGCCGCAACTGATGATGGTGACGTACTATCAATAGGTACAAACGCAGTTGCACTTAACGGTGGAACAATTAAGGATGCTGGTACAAGTACCGTGTCTACAATTACTAACGCTGCTGGTGTTGGAACTGCTGCTGGTACAATTACTGTCACTGCATAACCTACCTAGATAATACAGAATAAAATGATTGATGAAGTTTTCTGAACTGAATGAAAATAATTATGTAATCTTTGCAATTAAGAATTACGAAAACCCTCACGCAGTCACCAAGGAAGATTTTGAAGAAGATCTGAAAAGATTCAAATGGGTAAAGAGGCTTTTGAAACGCTACAAAACTACTGGCGTTTTGAAAGCCCATTTACTTATTAACCACTTCATAATCCTTTATAATGTTTTTGGTGAGGCAGCGACACCTCTTCTATTTTTTAAGATAGATAAGGATCTCTGGCCTGTTGTAAAAACATTTGTGGTGTACTTAGGAAGATTCCCTGAGTTTCCCAAATCGACACTACATGACGTGCCGATGGATGATAACTGTTTAAAGTGTCTTAAAGAACTATGAAGACCTACAAGGAATTAAGAGAGATGATGACTGCTGGTACAGGCGGTTTCACTTCTGCTGCTCCTAAAGAAGGTCCTGTCGCTGGATATGATCTACCTTTTAAGGGAATGATAATGAGAAGGTGGAGAGAAGCTGCTGACAAAAACAAAAGAAAAGATAAAAAGAATAAATAATCGAGAAGTATAAACACCTAGTCGTGGACGTTAACTCAGCAATATTAGAAAGATTAGAAAAGGTCGTCTCAACATTACAGGAGAACTCTGTAAAGATGGGGCAACTTCTTGCTGTGCATAATGAGAAGTTAGATAAGCAAGACCGTATTGATGCAGTCTTATTTGAGAAGGTAGATAGTGTTCACCGTGAAGTCACTAGAAAAACTGACGAAATAAAAGCAGGGTGTGAGAGAGATATAAGAAAGGTGGATGAACGACTAAGGACTATGGAAAAGAAGATGTGGACGATTGCTGGTGCTATAGGTGTCATATCAGTTCTCGTCAGTCCTATGGGTCAGAGAGCTCTTCAAGGGTTGACTCAACAACAATCATCTGTTATACTAGAGACCGAAAGAGTATCACATGGATCTAGTAGACAGCAAATATATCAGTCTGGTATCGTCTAGGCTACAAAAGTTTTCAAGGAAGAGTAGAGGATTATATAATTTTAGATGCCCTTATTGTGGGGATTCTAGTAAGTATAAGAATAAAGCGAGGGGTTTCCTATATCCCATAAAGAATGATTATAATTTCAAGTGTCATAACTGTGGCGTTTCTAAGACACTTACCAATTTTCTTCGGGATCAAGATACCGTACTGCACAAGCAGTATATAATGGAGAGGTACAAAAAAGGTACTGTGGGACTAGGTTCTAACACTCCTGTACCTAAAATTGACATCCCAAAACCTGTATTTATTAAAGACAAATTTAAGATAGATTTAGAAAACATAGCCAGTCTAAATAAATCACATCCCGCTCGAATATATCTAGAACAAAGTAGAGAAATTGCTGGCAAAACGCTAGAAAATTTGTACTACTGTACGAACTTTAAAGAGTGGACTAATGCACAAAAGCAAACGTTTGATGATGTTACAAATGATGAACCCCGAATCATCATTCCGCTTAGGTACAAAGGTACACTCATAGGATACCAAGGAAGATCATTACTTCCTAAGTCGAAAATAAAATATATCACGATCATGTTGGAGGAGGATGCTCCGAAGATTTATGGTCTAGACGATATCAACACTGGGGAAACTGTTTACGTTACGGAAGGACCTTTTGACTCCACATTCATTTCTAATTCAATCGCAATGTGTGGAGCGGATGGTGATGTCAACAAATGGGGAATCACTAACCCTGTTTGGATCTATGACAATGAACCAAGGAACAGACAAATAGTTGAAAGACTTGCCACCACTATCAGTAGAGGTGACAGGGTGGTTATATTCCCTAAAAATATTCTTGAAAAGGACATAAACGACATGTATCTTAGTGGACAAAATGTGCAAAGGGTGGTAGAATCAAATATCTACCAAGGTTTAGAAGCCAAATTAAAATTAAACGACTGGAAACGAGTATGAGCAATGGTATTAAGGTAGTCAAGAGGAAGGGTCACATTGAACCTCTTGACTTAGAGAAGATGCACAAGATGGTTGAACTAGCATGTGACGGTCTTGCAGGGGTCTCTGCGAGTCAAGTAGAGATACAATCAGGTATACAGTTCTATGATGGTATGTCTACCGCTGATATTCAAGGAATCTTAGTCAAGTCAGCAAGTGATCTAATAGATTTAGATGCACCAAACTATCAATATGTTGCTGCTAGACTTCTTCTCTTTGGACTTAGAAAGAATCTTTATGGTAGAATTCATGAACTCCCTACATTGATAGATCAAATCACACGAGGAGTCGATAAGGGAATATATGATGCGGATATACTGAAAAAATATTCTAAGTCAGAGATCGAATCATTAAATAAGCTCATAGATCACGATAGAGACTATATGTTTACCTATGCTGGTCTAAGACAAGTTGTTGATAAGTACTTAGTACAGGACAGAAGCACTGGTGAAGTCTACGAGACTCCTCAGTTTATGTACTTACTTATCGCTATGACTATCTTTGCGGAGTATCCCGAAGAGAGTAGACTAGATTACGTTACACGTTACTACAATGCCATTTCCAGACATAAAATCAACATCCCAACCCCAATCATGGGAGGTGTTAGAACGCCTATTCGGCAGTTTGCGTCTTGCGTTTTGGTTGATATTGACGACACCTTGGATAGTATTTTTACTAGTGATATGGCCATTGGTCGTTACGTCGCACAGAGGGCTGGGATCGGTATTAACGCAGGCAGAATCCGTGGGATCAACAGTAAAATCAGGGGTGGAGAAGTTCAACACACAGGTGTTGTACCGTTCCTCAAAAAGTTTGAAGCAACTGTCAGATGCTGCACTCAAAATGGCATTAGAGGTGGATCAGCGACTGTCCACTTCCCCATCTGGCACCAAGAAATAGAGGACATCTTAGTATTAAAGAACAACAAAGGAACGGAGGACAATCGTGTCAGAAAACTTGACTACTCAATCCAAATCTCGAAACTCTTTTACGAAAGGTTTATCGAAGATAAGGAAATCACGCTTTTTTCTCCCCATAGTTGTCCTAACTTGTTTGAGAGTTTTGGGACCCCTGAGTTTGATGAGTTATATTGCCGTTACGAACTGGATGAATCAATCCCCAAGCGAACAGTTGGAGCTCAAGAACTAATCATGAACCTCCTTAAGGAGAGGGCAGAGACAGGTCGTATCTATATCATGAATATTGACCACTGTAATGAACATTCTTCCTTCAAGGACAAGGTAAGTATGAGTAACCTCTGTCAAGAGATCACTCTACCCACAGAACCTATCAATCATATTGATGCAATAGACGGTGAGATTGCACTCTGTATCCTATCTGCCATCAACGTAGGTAAGATCACTAGATTAGAAGAGTTAGAAGAACTCTGTGACCTCTCTGTGAGATCTCTAGAAGAGTTGATTGACTATCAGGACTATCCAGTGAAAGCGGCAGAACTTGCCACATTGAGTCGTAGATCCCTTGGAATAGGTTTCATTGGTCTTGCACATTATCTTGCTAAGAATGGACATAAGTACGACTCACAAGGTGCCTGGGACGCAGTACATAAAATTACTGAATCATTCCAATACTACTTGTTGAAATCATCCAATCAACTTGCAAGAGAAAAAGGTCCTTGTACTGATTTCTGTTCTACAAAATACTCTGATGGAATACTTCCAATTGATACATATAAGAGCGACGTAGATGAAATTACACAGGTAGGTTTATCACATGATTGGGAATCTCTTAGAGCATCTATCTTGGAACACGGTCTCAGGCACTCAACATTGTCCGCACAGATGCCATCAGAGAGTAGTTCCGTTGTGTCAAACGCAACCAACGGTATCGAACCACCTAGAGACTACCTGTCCATTAAGAAGTCAAAGAAAGGACCTCTTAAGCAAGTGGTTCCGTCTTATGGACATCTAAAGAATAATTATACCCTCCTCTGGGAAATGCAGGGTAATGCTGGATATATCAAAGTAGTTGCAGTGATGCAGAAGTTCTTTGATCAAGCCATCAGTGGTAACTGGAGTTACAATCCCACACAGTATCCTGATAACGAAGTGCCTATATCAGTGATGGCACAGGATCTTTTAGCCACATACAAATATGGTTGGAAGACCTCTTATTACCAGAATACTTATGATATGAAATCTGATGACGTTGATGATGTAGAAGAAGTGAAACCACAACTAGAAAAACTATTCACAGAACTATCAGAGGAGCAAGAGTGTGACAGTTGCACCATCTAAACCTGACGGCATGACCGTCTTTAATTCAGAAGAAGTCGATACCAAGAAACAACCAATGTTTTTTGGTAAACCTTTGGGTGTACAGAGGTACGATTCCTTTAAATACCCTGTCTTTGACAGACTTACTACTCAAATGCTAGGGTATTTTTGGAGACCAGAGGAGGTTTCCTTACAGAAAGATAGAGCAGACTATCAATCTTTACGTCCAGAACAGAAACACATCTTCACATCAAATCTAAAATACCAAATTCTTTTAGATTCTGTGCAAGGTCGTGGGCCTGGAATGGCTTTCGCACCTTATTGTTCCTTACCAGAACTAGAAGGTGCTATGAATGTATGGCAGTTTATGGAGATGATACACTCCAAATCCTATACATACATTATCAAGAATGTGTATCCCGACCCATCCGAAGTATTCGATACCATTCTCAATGATGAAAGAATTTTAGACCGAGCAACTTCAGTAACTCGGGCATACGATGAATTTATAAATGAGGCCCATCAATGGGATCAAAGTAATCTGTGGAAAGACGGATGGGAAAACTCACAAGCAAAGGATTTCGCATTACATGAACTCAAAAGAAAACTCTACAGAGCGGTTGCAAATGTTAACATACTTGAAGGAATTAGGTTCTATGTCTCCTTCGCTTGCTCGTTTGCATTTGGAGAGCTTAAACTTATGGAAGGATCAGCAAAAATTATATCCCTCATCAGTAGGGATGAAAACCAGCATCTAGTTCTCACACAAAACATAATGAAGAACTGGATGAATGGCGACGATCCAGAGATGCAACAAATAGCAGAAGAAGAAAAAGATAATGTTATTAATATGTTTAAGAACGCAGTGAAAGAAGAGAAAGAATGGGCTGAATACCTATTCAGTGGTGGTTCTATGATCGGTTTGAATGATAAGTTACTCAATCAATATGTTGAGTGGATTGCTAACAAGAGAATGAAAGCTCTTGGACTTGATCCTATCTACGATCAACCATTAAGAAACAATCCTCTGCCTTGGACACAACATTGGATCTCATCTAAGGGATTACAAGTTGCACCACAAGAGACAGAAGTAGAGTCTTATGTGGTTGGTGGTATCAAACAAGATATCAAGAAGAATCAGTTCAGCGGATTTAAACTATAGTCTAAATAGCTAAAAAAGTAGTAGTCTTTTAGAGAATGGCTAAGAAAATAATTGGTGTCGGTTCCTCCAGTAATGATGGAACTGGCGATACCCTGCGACAGGGAGCTGTTAAGGTCAATCAAAACTTCGATGAGGTATACACCGTGTTTGGTGATGCCAGTAATCTTGTAAGTTATGCAAAGACCGCTGGTATTGCTAGCGATTCTCAAAGATTAAATGGACAGGATGCCTCCTACTACACAAGTTTAAGCAACTTATCATCTGGTAAGTTGACCAATGAAAGAATCGCAGACAGTCTTAATAAACCAACTGGTATTGCGACATTTGGTGCCTTCTTTGGTAACTTAACTGGTGATGTAACAGGTGATCTCACAGGTGCTGCAAGCACATCACAATTTACATACTCGGCCTATGGACTATCTGGCAAACCAGATATATTCGTAGGTCTTTGTAGTGCTAATACACTATCAGGTCCTCTAATTGGTAATGCAGATACGGCTACACTATCTGCAACTGCAACTTATGCTTTCAAGTCTGGTCTATCCACAGACTCAGAGAGGTCAGTCTACTCACAACTTGCTGGTGTATCTACTGTATCTGGTTATGCAACCACTGCTGGTATATCTACCGTTGCAGTTAACGCTCAAGGATTAACTGGAACACCTAACGTGGTTGTTGGAGTTGCAACTGCAACTAGGTTTGTAGGTGATGGATCACTGATAACAAACGTTGTTGCTTCATCTACTGGTATCATCATTAGAGATGATGGTGTATCTGTTGGTGTTGCTGCATCACTTGACTTTGGATTTGGTGCAACAGTATCCCCATCATCGGCTGGAATCGCAACGGTTACAGTAGATGTGCCTGGTATTAATACAACCACTACTTCACAATTCAATCAATTACAAATCTCTGGTATCTCAACCTTTGCTAGTGATATAGAGGTGACATCAGACATAAAAGCGAACGGAAATATTACAGGTGATGGTAACACAGTCATATCTGGTATCACATCTGCCTATATCACTGATGTACATGGTGCATTGACAGGTAATGCAGACACAGCTACAAGTGCCGTGACTGTAACTCAGGCTGCACAACCAGTTATAACATCAGTAGGAACTCTAACATCACTCGATGTATCTGGTAATGTATCCATTGGTGGAACATTGACATATGAAGATGTAACTAACGTAGATTCGGTTGGACTTATCACTGCACGATTAGGTATAGTTGCAAGTGGTGTAGTTACTGCCACAGGATTTGATGGACCTCTGACTGGTACTGCAACTACTGCCTCAAATGCAAATCTAATTGCAGTTTCAGATGAATCTTCGGATACAACATGTAGTGTATTATTTTCTCCTAATACTACAGGATATCAGCCTGCAAGAACTGGTACTAATTTAACATTTAATTCTGTTTCTGGTACACTAGAATCCACAAATATATCTGTTGCAAGCACTGTCACTGCCACAACATTCTCAGGAGGAGGAACTATACCTATAGGTGGTATTATTATGTGGAGTGGTTCTGGTACAGCTCCTACTGGATGGGCTCTATGTGACGGTAACAATGGAACACCAGACTTATCGAACAAGTTTATCATTGGTGCAACTTCTCACGCTGGTAGTACATGGTATACTGACATCACTGGTGCTGATACATCTACAGGTGGACAGAAAGATGGAACACTCGGAGCACATAGTCATACCATAAACAACCATACTCACTCCTTCTCTGATAGTTTCAGTGGAACGACTGGTAATGACACTCATAATCACTCGGTTAGTGGAACAACTGGTAATGACACACATAACCACACGATTCAATCAGCTACTGGACTAGGTGGAGGTAGCCGAGTTGCATCACAGAACTCAACAGGAAATACTGCTGTAACATCTAGTGATACACACAACCACTCATGGAGTGGAAATACAAGTAATGATACTCATAATCACTCATTCTCTGGTAGTGTGAGTGGAAACACAGGCAACCCAAGTGACAGATCTACTAACAGTCAGGGTGTAACATTAACAAACAAAAACTTACCTCCATACTTCGCTCTTGCATTTATTATGCGTATTAGTTAGAATAGACATATATAATAGGATCATAATATTTTACTATGGCAGAACCAAAAACTCCTCCTAAGAAAGAGGAGAAACCAAAAGGTTTTCTAGGTAAGTTAAAAGAAGCGGCAGAAGACAAAGAAGAACAGATGATGATCCTGAGTACATTTGTACGGCTAGGTATCTTGGTCTGGAGTGGTGCGATATTGACACTCGCATACGTTGAGTTGCCACCAGCTCTTAAAATACCTAAACAGGATCTTGATCCGACCTTCATAGCATCAGTATTCACAGGAGTTTTGGCGACATTTGGCGTTCAAGCTGGTAAGAAAGGTGGTGCTGCAAGTAGTGGAGGTGCGAACATCTCCAAGAAAGACATGGAGTTTCTTATTCAGAAAGCATCAGAAACTGCCCCTGCTCAAACCATTAGGATAGAGTCAGGCCCTGTCAAAATTGTCCCTGATACAAAATAATCATGTTACAAAAAATCGTAAATGGAATCGCTATTGCAAGTGGTGTTATCTCTCTCACCGTCGTTGGTCTTGGCGGGTATGTATATATTCGTAAGGATGCGATTATCGAGAACGTCAAAGGCAAAGTGATGGAATCAGTCACTGAGAAACTAGGAAGCCTTGGAAGTTTGGGTGGAGGTAGTCTAGGTTTACCATCACCTTCTACTCCAACACCTACAGATCCAATGTCATCTGTACCACTACCTTTCTAATGCTTAGGGTATGTAATGAGTGTGGTGCTACTTGGATTGATGGTCAATTATATTGGCGTGAATCTGGAAAAGAAGCCTGCCCTCATGACCTAGCAGGGTTAGTGTGTAATGTGATCGAAAATCCTGATTGTGCCAACCCATGTTTGGGTTCTACTAGTGGTGCAACATGGCAACATTATCAGAACGAACTTGAAAGATACAAGGATGATGAGTAATGGACATTCAAAAAATTCTTAGTTATGGAAGTGCTGCGGCAGTTGTAGGAACTGGTGCAGTGGTTGGTGGTGGTGCAGTGGTTGATAATCTTACTGATGGTCCTGCAAAGAGACAGGAAGTACAACTAGAACAAATAAAAGAAGTAGTTGCAGAAGAAGTATATAATCAATTAAAGACCGCATGGCCACAAACATCTGGCCCTGTAAAGGGTTTGAAGGTGCCCAATGCCACCAAATAATATACCACAGATATATGTTAACAGTAATGGTGGACTGAGATATCTTAGTCCGATAGAAACTGGTACAGTGAGTATTGCAAATATAACTCCACCGTGGATCGTTAATCCCCCACAGGCAATGCCTTGGACACCTCCTGTCACAGTAAACATAGGAGTTCCTGTTGTAGAGATGCCAGGATGTGTCAAGATACACAAGGAGAACGCAAAGAATCCAAGTAATAAAAGTAGCACTCTAGTAAATGATGACCCTAATCAGAATGTTGTTTTGTGTGATGGTGGTATGCCATACTATGACCCACCCGATTATCGTGCTAACGAGCTTACTTGGCAGACTGTTTATGGGGAACCAGAAGAACAGGTTAGTGGTGTAGACACAGGAGACCCCTTAGGCCCTCCTGAAGCAGACGTTCAACCACCTGAAACTCCAAAGGAAGATAAAGAAGTTCCTTGCCCAGGCCCTGCAAACCTAAGAGTTGGTGACATAACTCAGGCTGGTGATGAAAGAGTTACTGGTCATCAGTTAATACAAGATCCTAATAACCCTAAAGCACAAATTTGTGAGACAATATATGAACCTACTACTGCTGTTGAGAAATTTCTGCCTTCTGTAAATCAGACCACTACTACAGTCGCAATCGCAGTTGTGGCTACGGCTGGTGCAGCTGCAACACCATTATTACTGAGAGTTTTTAAACCAATAATTACGAAGATTTATAAAACAATACAGAAAAAACTCGGTAAAAAAGAGGCAAGACTATCTCGTAACGACATCATAGCAAATGAGTATCGTGCAAAGAAAGGTTTACCTCCTATTAAAGTTAAGGGATCGAAATAGTTTTTAAACTAGAAGCATCTCCATTAGGTTGTGGATTGTTTCTATTACTTGGTGGTACGAATGTTGGTTGAGGAGTTGAGTGTTCGTGAGGAAGTAACTTACCGCCTGGGTTTGTAACTACGATGTCGGCACATATAGAGTAGTAAGGTGACTTAGGATGGAACATAATGCCAGCCTTCATTAGTTCGCCACAGTTTTTAAGACGAGCCAATTCAAAGTCTAATCTCTTGTTGGCCACAAGTTGTGTCTGCATGGCATTCTGTGCATCTGCTGCCTCATGACATTGTTTCTGTAATTTCTTATTCAATGGTATAGAGATAGTAGCAGATAAACCTAAGTTCAAACTTTGATTGGCATGGTAGTCAGTCCGAACAGGTTTGTTCCATATGACACTGCCTGGATTATCTGGTTTCCCATCAGGACCATCTACATCTACAACTATATCCATATCTTCACCATCAGGAAACCATCTGCTTCCATCTGTTTTAGTCCTTGTGTCATACCATGACTCCCACGGATAGTTTTTCACCGTGATAGTCTGTTGTGTAGTACGACCAGTGAAGTCGGTCATATCATATTGTGGTTCGTTATAAAAATCTATCCAAGGATCTTTCCTTGAATCTGCGAATTGTAAGTACGGTGTTATGTTCATGGTAGCACCTTGACATTGCACACCACCACCATAAGTATTAGTTATATACGGTCCCTGTAAAACTTGTATAGCTTGATTCGTAACCGAGCCAGAACTATTTGCTATTGGATTTGCTGTTGCACTCACACCCCCTACATTCTCCGCCAGTGTGGCAGGGACAATCGCAAGGTTGGATAGTAAACATAACGCTA